AACTTGTTATAGAAGCAGAGCAACGAGGATTTGCGACATTCACAGAGATGATAGAAGCAGATAAGAAAGCCCAGGAAGATGAAAAGCAGCAGCAGATTGACTCTCTTACCCAGCAGCTCTCCCAGTTGGCCTCTCAGTTTCAGGCGTATTTAACGGCTGTCCACGGATCGAGTTAAAATGTTGCGCCAAGGTATAAAAAACATGGCGTCTCCCCTCCCTTCCGTGATCTCGTCGATCGCGTCGAATGTGGCGAACGTTGTCAACAGCATCCAACCGGTCGCGAAGCCGAATGAGGCCCTCCGCACCCTTGTGCTCATCTCTAAGGACTTGTCCGATGTGGATCTCGCCGAGTTCAAGAACTTCGGCGATGTCCTGGTTTGGAAGGCCGCCTGGAAAAACATCCCCTATGCGCAGCTCCAAGCGTTCGACTATCTGATTGTGGACATGCGCCTCCCAGAGGCTCGGCAGCAGTTGAAACGGGAGGATATGTCCCAGTTTCAAGTGGTTCACTATGTCTCCTGGGTCCAACGGCTGGATGACTACCTCCAACAAGTGCCAGGGAACATTCTCACCTCCATCCCGCCCTCTGCCTCTTCTAAATCAGACTTTGACCAGCAGCTCTTGAACCAGCCACTGGTAGAGCCGTCTCTTCTTGTGTCCATCTTCCGTTTTTTCGTGGCGTGTGGATCAAAATAGGCCGTATCTTGATCGACAACGCATGGACGAGTATGAAAACGTATGTGCTCTCTCACATAGGGTGGACGATGAGCCCTTTTTTTTTAGCGGCTCTCATTAGAGCTCTGTGATGGATGTATGGGATTGGATCGCCGCTGCGGTGACTTATACGGTCGTATTTCATAGTGTGCTACATACTTTCTCAAGTGCTCCACCTCCGCCTGGAGCTCCTGGATTTGCTCCTTTTGGAACTCAATGATGTAGCGGAACTCTTGAAGCTCTGACATGGGCGGTGACTCCATGTAAACAAAATCAGGATGTGTGAAGTCACGAAACGAACGGAGGGGGATATCCATACTTTCACGAGGGAAAAAATTTCTACGGTGAGAGTATACAACATGGGCGGCGCCGTTTCATCCTTTGCGAAGACTGTCGCAAAAGCTGCCATCTCAGGCGCGACCTCTACGATCCCCCTTGTGGGTGGAGCGGTCGGCTCCTGGATCAATTCGAAATTTGCGGTGGGTTCTACGGAGCTAGGAACCATCCCCACGGGCGTCAAGATCCCAGAGGACCGCGAGGTAAAGGTGATCAAGACGCCCGCACAGCTGAAGGCGCTTGTGAAGGAATACCCCGAGCAGGCCAAGAAGGCCGGCCTGACCGTCCAGATGATTGATGAGGGCGTGAAGGAGGCGAAGGAGCAGTCCATGGCGATCGGCGGCAAGGTCAAGATGTCGGGCATGGTTCGCCCAATGGGCATCGCCCCCACTCCGCCCTTTGGCGGCCATGTCAGCAAGGCAGTCGGAGACATGGACCTCCCGAAGGAGCCAAAGGAGAAGAAGGAGGCCAAGCCGAAGAAGCCCCGCACAGAGGCACAGAAGGCGGCCACGAAGCGTATGCTGGAGGGTCTCAAGCGCCACAAGGAAATGAAAAAGCACCACTAAGATAGAATGATGTCACGACAGCCTCACTTGTACGGCGCGGAGGACCTGAAAAAATTGAAAGACTCGAAGCCCGTTCCCATCATTGCCCACTCACACGAAACCATTGTACCAGTCGTCTATGCGGGAATGGTCAACCGCTTCTTGGAGAGAAAGGGGATCCGTCTTCCGCTCACGCATCATGAACTAGCAGACATGAAGCGAGAGGCGGCAGCGTGTAAAGATGATTCCGTGGGCTATGCCAAGGGAACCAAGGATCTGAAGAAAAAGAAGAAGAAGGCCAAGGCCAAGCCCAAGGCGAAGCCCAACCGACTCTATCCGCGCGCGCTCGGGCTCGCCCCGATGCCCCCGCCTTTGTCTCGATCTCAGATCCTCTATAGCCAACTACGACCCGACACGTTTAACCTTATCCGTCCTCACAGCACTCAACTACCTCAGGTGTTTGAACAGCGTGACTATAAAAAAGAAGCGGAGGGACTACGTGAAGCACTCGACCGCCTGCGCGACGAACACCGACCCCATCAAGAACAGATCTTAGAACAGAACGAGATCGAATGGGTGCGCCGTCATGCGCCTCTTCGTGTCGAAAATGTGCCTCTCCGTGAACCCGAGGGAATTCTCCCATCTGCCCCTCCGCGTGTGGTAAAGCGCCCCGCGGTGGTCATTGAAGAAGAGCCCAGCGCGGCAGCATCAGCCTATGAAGCAGCACCTGAGAGAGAGGTGATCATGCCGACCATCCCACTATGGAATCGCTCCCAAAGCGAGGCCATCGCAACCATCAAGGCACAAGGGGGCCACCACGAACAGAAACACTATCTCCGTCAGTTTTCACTCCTTGATCTTCGTGAGATCAGCGGGCGCGTTGGAGGCAGCAAAGGAGGAAATAAAGATATACTCATCGGTAAAATTATGACCGAAGTTAAAAAAAGCTAAGAGTTCTTGACATAGAGCGCCGCCTGCTCCACACTGTGGCCCATGGCCTGCGCCGTCTCCTGTAGCTTCTTCATGAGCGGTGCGCTCTTCTCGCTAATGTAGATATGACGGAGCATGTTGACGCTAAGGGCCTTCCCGAAAATGCTATTGAGAATCTTAGTGAGACCCGAGGATGGGATCTCATGTCCCATGTAGTCGCTACATAGTCGATCTTCATTATGGAAGGGAATCCACTTCCTCATGAGCATCTCTAGCGACTTCGGCACCTTCTCAATCTGAAGCCCCGTGAACTTCGCCGTCTTATACTGGCGGAAGTAGAAGTGTCCTTTTTCATAGTAGTTGTCCACTGCCTTGTCGTAGTTGCGTACCTTCATCTTGCAGAAGTCCATCGCACGGCGCGGGGGGATCAAGACATAGCAGCACAGGATAACATACTTTTGCAGCGCCATCATCTCCTCTCGCGTCGGCTTCGCCTCCTTCCAAATGTAGTCCGTCTGCTTCTTCAACTTCTCCATGACCGCCTCAATCTCGTCCCACGTCATCCACGCCTCCCGCTGGCTATCGGTCATGATGTTCTGTTTTTGAAGGGCGTTGTATTGGCGAGCATCCATCAGCATCTGCTCTCGGTAGGCGTTCTGAACGGCGCCCGTCGTCAGTGCCACCAGCGCGGAGAGGATCGTCTTTCGGACATTGAACTTCACTTTTTCCAGGTGAGCGAGAACGTGGCGGTACTCGTGAGTGAAGTAGTGATGATCCATCTCCTTCTCGGGCTGAAGGTCGCGGTAGAGACTCTTCAAGATGTTAGTGTACGTTCGCAGTGAACTGTCGGAGAGATTGGGGCGGTGTTCCTTGATCTGCTTTTTACAAGCTTCCATGTTCTACCGTAGATATGAGAAAAAAAGGATATGGCCTACGCGCGATCTGATTGATGCGCTATCTATCTCTTTCTAGATAACATGATCTCTCTTTAACTTCTAGAGATATCCGATAAATCCCGCTAGTTATCCGCAAAATGCCAGATAAAACGCTATCTAGGCTCTCTAGGTCTCACACATAAAAATTTTTCTATGCTCCATAGGAACTCTCTCAGATACTAAAAACATCTAGAAAATGCCGTTTATCTCTAGATAACAGCATTTTTTAGATATCTCCCATCTCTTGGGGCGCTTTTTCTCTTCTCCGAGATAGAAATGAACTATCACGGCGGGATGAAAGGTGACCACTGGGCTCTTGTATCACATCCCGTGGGCCAGGCACCCCCCCACATGGGGGTAGGCGGCGACATCTTGGATTGGTTGTTGGGCTATGAGTCTACCCGCTTCAAACAGTTTCTGAAGGCGCACGGTGCGGAAGCGGTCACCTCCGTGAAGGTCGGCCGTTCTCCCATTGCTCCTGCGGTGCGCCTTGGGTTCGACATCCTGACGGCTGGCAAGTTCGAAGAGGCCCATAAGAGGCTCGGCGTAGATAACTTCTTTCATCTCTATCTCATCATCAACAACCGCTACCGGCTGGAGAAGAACGAAACCGTCAACGAGAAAGATTGGTCCCCTTCGAAAGGGGAGGAGGTCCTGGACGTCGCGGGGGCCATGAATAAGACAATCGATGACATGATCCAGACGGCCAGTCGTGGCAATGAGAAGGCGTTCTGGCTGGAGTATAACCCGCTTGCGAACAACTGCCAGCAGTGGGTCACCACGATGCTTAGTAAAAATGGTATCCTCACACCATCCGCTAAACAGTGGATCAATCAGGATATGAAAGCGTTAATAGAAGAACTCCCCCACGGCACACAAGAGAAGGCCAAGCAGATCACAGACATCGCCTCAGTGATCAACCGGATCATTCAACTTACTACGGGGGGACGTCTGGGATTCGCTGTTGGGGGTGAAGACCTCGGGGAGGGGCGGGAGATCCTGCGCCGCCCAAAAGCGAAGCGACGAGTCAAGGGATTGGGTAAGATGTAAAAGACCTGACACTTTCTCTCCGCTCGGCGTCACATGCTCTTCTTTGATGGTCGCCGTATACTCCTTAGCTTGCTCCCATGCTTGACGTAGTTGGTCTTGCGATCGTGCCATGGTCTTGAATACAGGGGCGGGTAGACTCATTCTATCTACAGAGGCGAAAAAAATGACGGTACATTTTCTCCTCTCTAAAAAAGATGTCCGACCTGAGCAGCGATTCCAGCGACTCCGACACCCCCGACCAACACGCCCTTGATCTTAATACTGTGAATGAGTGTGTACGAGAGTATGAGAAACAGCAAAAGAAAGAGCGAAAAAAGCGGTTTGATGCCGACGTGAAGACGGAGCGTGTCATCGTTGATGAATCGGACGCCTTCCTATCTAAAATCAAACTGACCCCCGCCCAGGTGCGCAGGCTCGCCGCCAAGGAGCGAAGTGAGAAACAGAAGGCCCAGCTGGAAGAGCTTAAAGAAAAAGCACGTCAAGCTAAGATTGAAGCAAAGAGGAACCTAGACCTCCGCAGCGACAAGAGCAAGCCAGGGGTGGCCGTGGAGGTGGAGCCCAAGAAGAAGGTGCGAGGCCGTCATGTGGCCAAGCCCAAGCCCGAGCCTGAGTCCGAGTCCGAAGACGAAGCGCCCCCTACCACGTTCCAGGGTAAAAAGCCGAAGATGGATGACATCGAGGAGAAGGTGGCCAAGCTCAATCAGTTGAATCAGGTCCTCTCCAGTGAGAACCCATGGCTCGCGCGGATCTTGGAGACGCGGCGTGGTCGTTAGTCACTGTCGCTGTCGCTGTCGCTACTGTCACTGTCGCTATCACTTTCCGCTAATTTTTTGGCGAGCTTGGCCGCCTTCTTCGCCCTCCGCTTCTCTTTCTCCTTCGCCGCCTTCTTCTTCTCCTTCGCCTCTTTCTCCTTCTGCCGCTCCTTCTCTACCCCATCCGCCACCGCACGTTTGAATTTGCTTTGTAGTTGTTCACTCGTCTTTCGCTCCTTCTCGATCGCCTCATAGAGACCTAGTAGCTCATTCGATTGGGAATGTGTCTTGTCGGCGAACTCCTCTTTTAGTTTTTCCTCGAGCTCCTCATAGTCCATCACCATCTGGGCGCACCGTTGGCGGCTCTCCCATGCCTGAAGACGTAACATCGCACATTGATCTTGTAACACTCGGTAAGGCGTTACATGTTCATCTTTCGAGAAGGCCAAGAGCTCGCGTAGATCACTCGCTTCTTTCTCGAGATGGGCGCGATGCTCATCATAGCGTGTCCGTTCGGTTTCGAGCTGCGCGGTGAGCTGTTGGATCTGCTTTTGAAGACCTACCATATCAGGACATGTATAGGCAAGGGGCTTACCGATCGCGTTCAGATCACGTAATGTGATCGCCTCCGCGACTTCTTCTAAGAACTGCCCATGAGCTACCATGTTTGCCTCGCAAGCAATATAGGCCGAGTGATCATCCTCCTCCGTGAAAAAGGTCGGCTTGATACCGAACAGGTAAAAGCATCCCTCGTACATCTTGCTGTGGATCCATACTCGCTTTGTAGCGGTGAACTGAGACATCAGTTCGATCATGTTACATGTCGCGGACTCCTTCCACTGTTCGAGTGTCAGATGGGCCACCTCCTTGACATGCTTGGCCTTTACATGAGCGGCCAGAGTGTTTTTTCGCATCTCCGTGTGGCAGAATTCACAAACGAGCGTAGCGTGGCGTGACATGGTCTTCTGTCTTGGCTAGAGATTAAAATCTTTAGGTTCAGACACGGTGTCAATTTTTATGCGCCGGAAGATTCAGGGGCGGGGGTGGGGGCGGGGGTGGGGGCGTCCTTGTTCTTCCGTGGGCGCCCTCGGGGGTTCCCTGTAGGGACATAGTAGTTCTTTCGCTCTCCTCGGACCTCCTTTCGGAATCGCCGACGGTTCGCCTCGAGTTGCTTGAGAGCGATAATGATGTCATACATCGTGACGTCCTCGGGAAGAGTCAACACGTCGTGTGTGGTGGAGTCGGTCACGGTTAGCGTCATCCTGTGTTCTAATATCTATACAGTGTCTGGGATTTAAGTTCCCTTTGACAGAACGCAGACCCCATGATGTGACATGAAAAAAAATGGGTGGCGCCATTTTACGACCCCTGGCTGTTTTTGGATCCATCCTAAACAGTAGATTCTGTGACAATCCAAGGTCTAAAAAGTGTGTCACTTGTCACTTTTACCAAATCTCCCCTACGCGAAGCAAACCAAAAAAAAAAAAAAAAAAAAAAAAAAAAAAAAAGTTGGAAAGAGGGAGGGAGGCTGTCCAAGTCGGTCTGACAAAAAAAGGCCAAAGTGACAGGTTTTGGACATCTTTTTTTGTCACAAAACGTCCCCAAAAAGTAACGTCTACAACGAGTCCCCAAACGCCTAGGAGTCGTAAAATGGCCACTCGTCGGTCCACTAAATGGATCCCCTTTCCATTTTTTTCACGTTTCTTATACAGTTAACGACACCCCGCCGTGTGACATACGCTTTTTTTCATTTCGTCGCCGCTTAGACGGGACTTTTTTAAAGCCCTCTCGGGTCTCTCATACAAGTTACATCACCTCGTCGTGTGACATGCGATTTTTCATTTTGGTTGTGGGACTTATGTCACAAGGTTCGACGGCTTAAAAAAATACCACCGTGTCTAAGTAGATGAATAAACATGATGTCTGAGGCCGCGACCCATTCCAAACAGCTCATGGCGATTCTCCAGAAACATTCCAGCTATCCCCATCCGTCACTGGTGAGTCAAACCCTCCTCTGTCACGAGTGGGAAGTGTTAGAGAGCCACTATGATGACACGGCAGGTCAAGTGTGTTTGTGTGGAAAAGAGGACATCCGACACGTCAACGTGATCCGCAACCGATTCAATGGGTTGCGTTTGGAGCCGATCGGGTCCTCTTGTATCAAACGGTTTGACATGGAGAGGCTGAGCATATCATGTATGTGTTGCGCGAAGGAACTAGGAAAAGACAATGTGTTCTTACAGGCCTATATGAAATATCGCCCCGTGACCGCCCACACGCTAGTGATGGCACACAAGGCGTGCGTGAGAAAATTCTTTAAGGAGGCGAAGCGCAAGGGATGCTATGGGGTCTTTTTGACGAAAGAGAGCAGGGACTATTTCCAGCAACTGGGCGTACTGATCCGCTTGGACCGTCAATTGAACATCGATGTGGAGTATAACAACCCCGCATTGACCCCCTACGTGGACGCGCTGTGTGAATGTCTTTAAGCCCTCCAGACATAAAGTCCTTGGTGATTTCTTTTACGGAGGGCGTTGTGCTTGGTTCGAACAGGGGGGCTCTCGTCTGCGGGGCGAAAACGAGCGGCCACCTCGTCGTACATCACTTCTGTCATGAAGAAGCACACCACACCACCTTTTCGGATGTGTTGAAGGCACCGCTGGAGCAAAGGCACGAGGAAGTCATAAAAATCATCGATCGCTGGCATGTTCTCATAGGTCTCCACGAGGTGACCTTTTGCGTCTACATAGGGCGGACAGGTCAACACGTGATCGTAGGGGATCGACTCCAGGGCCACATCAAGAGCATGGCTCCAGATCATGGAGAGGCGGGGATCGTCCAGGCGCTTCATCATCTGGTCATAGGCACCCTTCATGGCGGTATTGGTGTCAATCCCTGTGTAGGAGATACCGAGGGCGTGCGCCCCGAGCATGCGGCCGCCCCATCCTGCGGTCGGGTCAAGCACATGGGTCGCTCCATAGTGTTCATAGCACGCCTTGGCCAGCATGGGAGAGAAGAAGCCGATTTGATGATTGAACCGCCACGCCTCGAACACACGGGAGGGCCAGGATCCCTGGCGATCCAGTCGAAGCGTGAAACGAACCAGTCGATCATAGGCCTCTTCATCGTTCATCACTTCTTCCAGTGTCTTTTTATGGGGGATTCGTGTATGTAAGAGGTTTCCCAGCTGGTGATGATAGAGGAACTTGTTTCCTGCGTGAGATAAGCATGTAAAAGACGAAGGGCTCGCCCGTAGACGTTCGATGTCACGATGAAGGCACTCGTCACAATAGCGTTTTGAGTGAATAATAAGGTCGTACATCTTTTTCTCTAATAGAGTAGAAGATGTATATCATCACAGAATACACTCTAAGGAAGGCGCATAGCCTCGGTCTCACTGTGCGCCCCTCTACACGGAAGGGGAAGAAGATTGACGTCTACCAAGAGGGCAAGAAGATCGCGAGCATTGGAGACATTCGCTATAAAGACTACCCAACGTTCCTCCGAGAAGAAGGAAAAGCGGTCGCCGATCGCCACCGTCAGGCCTACTATGAACGGCACACGGGCAAGAGCAAGGGGGAGCAACTGGCAAAATGGTTACTCTGGTAACCGTGCCTCCATGCGATGAAGGAGGCGGACCTGTTTCTCTGCCTTTTCTTTCGTGGTATGACGGGCGTACACACGGTGGGTCACCTTGTTATACACTTCGTAGACGGAGCGCATCGGGAGTTTTCGAATGGCGTAGGGCATTTCTACTCTATAGATAGAAATGGCAGCGGACCTATCGGGCCTCTTCAAAGCCCATGATAAAGATGATGTCAGCACCTGCGACCCCATTCTAAAGAACACCAAGGGCTCGATTGTCGTGATTAGCGGTAAAAAACGAACGGGTAAGAGCTCATTGTGGCTCTCTATGCTCTCGTCTCCGAAACTGTTCGGCGGCTACTTTGGAAACATCTTCCTTATCTCCCCGAGTCAAGAGGAGAAGACCAAGGCCCTCCGAGAGGAGCTGGACGGAGAGGGCAAGTACTACAATGCCTTGACGGAGTCGAACGTAGAGAAGATCCTGGAGTACATCCGTGCCGAGCAGGGCAAGCACAAGATGAAAGAGATGAAGCTAAAAAAGAAGCTGCCACCCATTTATAATCTCATCATTTTGGATGATTGCGTGGCGGATCTTCCGCGCACCTTCAAGAAGAACTGTATCACCAACCTCTTCTATAACCACCGACACTATAACGCCACCATTTGGTGTGTCACGCAATCCTATAAGAACATCGCCCCGAACCTCCGCAAGCAAGCCGACATGCTCCACATCTTCCCGATGAACAACAAAAAGGAGATAGAGGCCTTCCAGGATGATTATGATATTCCTGATGAGGTCTTCGAGCGATGCTTTGAAGACGAGAGCGACCATCCGTTTTTAACGGTCAACCTGGTGGGCTCACGGCCCGTCTTTTTTCGTAAGATGTCGCGCATGTAAAATCTCTATGAGGGATAGAGATGCTCGTCCAGTTTGTCATCACCTGGGACGATATCGTGAACAACGCCAACGCATCGCCTAATGGCACCACCATTACGGCAGTCACGGGAGCGCAGACGTCTTATGGCAACCCCGCGACGGTGTTACGTCAGGTCAACCTCTATGGTGGGCGCTACCGTGCCCGTGTCGATGGCTTTCATATCGAGACAGGAGCGTTTAACACGACGACCTACGGCCAGAACCCGCAGATCATCAACATCAACAGCTCGAAGTTTCATTTTCCAGCAGGCGGCGCATCAGGCCTGAACTTCACCACGAACTCCTTCAACGTCATGGCGGATCTGAAGGGTCACCGAGAATTTGAGATCAACACCATCAATGGCACGATTGATCTGACGTTTTACATCAGCCAATACGGTCAGAATGTCAATAGCAATGTGGCGGCGGTAGCGGCGCCCTGGACGGTCGACAAGACGGCGACCTGGACCTCTGCCCAGTTCGCTTATCTCATTTTGAGCCTCGATCTGGAGGCATGTGACGATAAAGCTCTCTTCGGACAGGCCAAGGGGGCATTTTCGCAGTAATTTACACAGAATGTTCTACATTCACCCGTAAAATACATAAGAAAGAGCGATTTTTTAGCGTCGGATCTGGATGGTGCCGTCTGCTTCAAAGGCGATGAGCACGTCGTACACCACAATGATAGTACTAAGATAGCTGGGGTTCTGTGCTCCATAAGAAGTGAGCTGCAAATTCAGGGTTGTACAAGGCGTTCCAGAAAACAGACTTGATTCCTCGTCAAATGATGTCAGATCCCAACCGATCGCATAGAATTGAGTGAGCCACGGGTTTGCCGCCAACGACGCCGACACCATCGAGGGCGAGGAATAGATGACCGAGCCCTGCATGTTGTGATGGAGGGCGCTCTTGAGACCCTGAAAGACCATCGCAGGAGTGTCAAAGATCGCAGAGTTGATCTGGTTGCCATCAACGAAGACGATCGCGTTCGTGCCTGCGCCATTGAATGCTGGCGTGTTGTTGTAATCGCCCGTGTCGCGGATGTATTGGAGCGACGTTCCCGATGAATAAGAAGCACCATTACTTGGCAGTACGAAAGCGGCGCGGACGCTGCTGGCGTTGAGCCCAAGGCTGTACGAGCTCAGAATGGAAGCTGGCACCTGGACGTTAAGGGTGCTAGTCGCGTTCATGATGAACGGCGAGGACTTCGCCGCAATTCGTCCTGCCTCTACAAACGCAGCGGGGAGCTCCACAGCCTGATAGATGAGATAGGTATTCGAGACCGAGTAGTCCGTGATCGTCGCCGTGGCACCATGATACAGAGCGCGAGCCACAGAGGCGACGTCGATCTGGAGGGTCAATGGTGACGACATCAGGTAGGCGGGCACGTCTTGTGTCGAGCTATTAAACATGCTCAGCGGCAGCGGTAGCACCAAATCAATTTGTGCGCTGGTGCCGGCTCCGTTATAGCTGAGCGGCTGACCCACACCGATGAGTTGTTGAGCGTCACCCTGGAGATAGGACGCGTTGGAGTTGTGAATCAGCATCAGATTCATATTGTCATTGCAATAGTTCTGCTGCTCAATCACAGCACTATTGGCCCCGTACAACGTCAGACGATTGATCCAAGAATAACCATTGCCATAGGTTAGAGCGTATCCATTGCCAGCCGAGCTAGCGACACCTGGACCCTGAAGAGACAGGGAATGTGCCGCATCGGCACCGGTCAGATTCGTACCCGTAACGGTCAGACGGCAGCGCAGCGCAAGGCTTCCGCGCGTAATGCTGTAGTTTGAGGGGGGCAATGAAAACAAGATGACCCCGCCGCTGTTTTGTGACTGCGAGGTAGACGAGAGCTGAAAGATGCGGTTTCGGGTCTTGATCGCCTGCGCCGAAGAGTTCGACTTCAGCGAGTCGGGGACATCTTGGGTCATGTAGCGGTGGACTTCCGAGTTCTGCTGCGTGAAGTGGGACATGGTTCTATGATCATTCGACAGAAAAAAAGTAGACTCATTTTGTGGCTTTGTAGTAGTTTGCGAAATCGAGGTTGTTCACCTCTTGAGTGGACCGCCGGTTGTGAACTTGTCGGGCGATGTCGGAGGGCTCCGTAGCCTGAAAAGAGGGCATGCCTCGCCCCCAATTGTATTGGAGCGAGGTGAGGCCCGAGGGATTCGAGGAGAGTTTGATGGAGTTCGCGTCAAAAAGGGTTTTACCCTTCATGCCCCCCTGGTGGACCTTGCCGTGCCAGTTGGGGTCCTCTTGATTGGGGATGAAGTTATGGATGGGCTTTGCCATGCCGTGTTGAAAAGTGTTCATCTCTCGGTGATATTTGACGCCGTAGAGATGCATATCTATTGGGGCGGCGGATTTATTTCCTTATCACGTACGGCCTCATGTACTTGTTTCTGCTCCTCAATCTCCCGCTCTAACGCCTCTTTTTGTGCGATGAGGTCGCGGAGGATGTTGTCTCGCTCTTGGATCAACTGATGAGGGACGGCGACACCTGAATAGGTCAGCCGGTCTTGATAGGCATTGTTGGCTTTCAATTGAACCTCTTCGATCAATAAGGAAATGCCGTAGTTCACGCCCTGAAGATCAAGAGTGTAGGAGGTCGTCAAGTTGTCGGAGACGTAGAGGTTTAAATCGGACAGAAATTTATTGGAGATCATGGACTTTTGGTCGTTGCGGTAATAAATGATGCTGTTGGGGAGAGTGGTGACGGGGATTTTACAAACGACATCCGAATTTTGATAGGATTGAACGATTGCCTCATAGTTGTTCTCGTATTTCAGGTTTTCAGAGCGAATGTACACCGAAGTGATCGGGTTACACATCACTTTATTAGGAGAGATCAACGTGACCGCCGTTCCGAACGTCTGGTCTACCTGAGGGAAACCGTTCATGATCCCAATGACATAGGACGACGAGAAGAGAAGGGTAATGGTCACAGTAAATGTGAGGCCCCCCATGCTCATGGTCGTGGTGCCCGTCTGCGGGCTGTAAGAAAAATTGAAATTGGAGACGGTGATGGTAGAGCCAGTCCAATGAAGGGCAATGTCTGCGACAAGGGAGGCGGCGAGCTGTGCCTGGAGCTGGATGATGTTATAGTTCCCCTCGGGTACATTCATCGACGTGGACGTGAAACTCTTCCCATTACTGTCCACGTATCGATAAGGGAGGTTGTAGTTTGTCGTGTTTACCTGGGAGAAGCTGTAGGGCAGCTCCACCATTGGCGTGGAGATCATAAATCGGTTGTTGGTGTTCGTGAGAACGAGCGGTGTCGTGAAACGCCATGTACAGTTGTTCGAAGTCCCGGAATTGGCTTCCCGCGTGTTGAAATACAGTACATAGCTCTTTATCACATCATACATCTCCTATGTCTTTTTATAGCAGAGGATATTTTATCGTGGATAGATAGATGGCGTCCACGAACGGCCTACAGAATAACAACCTCATTGTTGGCACCATTGATGGCCTACAAACGATCTATGCTACGAGTATTTATGACAATGGTATTTTGATCACTGCGGGTGACTTCGTGCCCTACCAGGGCGCGACGGGTCCCATCAACATCAACGGCAACCGTTTAACTGCTACAGGGTCACAAGGCGCCCTTGTGGCAACTTCTGTCTATCTCCCGTCCATCACGGGTCCGACGGGGGTCTATGTCAATGCCTTGGGAGTCGATGGGGCGGGGAAGATCATTCCGATCGTCGTCCCCACGGGTCCGACGGGTCCGACGGGTCGAACGGGTCCCACAGGCTTGATGGGCATGACGGGCCCCACGGGTGGTGTGGGCTCCACGGGCCCCACGGGCGCAGGGGCCACAGGTCCGATGGGCTCTACAGGCTCCACAGGGTTCATGGGTCTAACAGGCCCCACAGGCGCAGGGGCCACGGGCCCTATAGGTTCGATTGGCCCCACAGGGCTCACAGGAGTAACAGGAGCAACGGGCGCCATCGGTCCCACGGGCGCCTCTGTCAATCTAAGCGGTCTAGCGGCTCGCTATGTCCCCTATGTTTCCACGACCTCCGCCCTGGCGAACTCCTTACTCTACCAGATCGACGCAACGGATATGGGGATAGGGTTCTCCACGATTCAGTCGTTTCCGTTCACAGGCTCGACCAATCTCTACGTGAACGGCTCCCTCTACAGCCAGTCGATCTACAGCCAAGCGGCCCAGTTCGGGCAGAACACAGCAACAGGACAGAACCCCGCCAATCAAATTGTTTTTGCGGGTAGCGGTGGGACTCTCACCTGTCAGGTCTACAGCCACACGGGAAGCTCCGCGTATGCGGATGCGACTTGGAACTACAGCAACACGACCGCTACCCCGTTGAGCGCCAACACGGCACAGGTTCAACTCATCGCGGGATCGCTGGCGCTCACACTCGCCAATGGAATGAGCGTCAACACCATCAGCACCCTTACCCTGGCCCCTCTTTCTGGATCCACCATCAGCACCCTTGCCAACATTGCCCAGCCCTCGACGAACGATGTCAGCCTCTCAGGAGGAACACTGGCGGTCAATCTTCAGCCCATCACCACCTCCATTCTTCAGACCTCGGGTCTCTCCTCGCAAGCGGCGGCGGCTGGTGTCATCTCGGGTAGTTACACGCTCACCCCTTCGCCCACCACGGCCGCCTTTGCGGACTGCTACTCGCTGACCCAGACGTTTCTCACCCCTGGTAAATATGGCTTTTCGTTTGCGGGCTTCAGTGCGTCCGCCCTGGGTGTCTCCCTCACGATCTACCAAGCGAACACGGGCAACACGGCACGCGTGGCGATCAGTGCCACCTACGCCGTCGTGACAGGCACGTTTACAGGGTTATTTACTCCCAATCCGTCGGGCTACACGGGTCAGGTCTTTCTGGAGTTCTCAGGGACGGCGAGCAAGACAGTCAGCTGGACCTCCTTCACCTACACCCAAGGAGCGGTGACCATCACGGGCAATACCACCCAAACAGGGAGTGAAACCGTCAGCGGAACGCTGGCGGTGTCAGGGGCAACGACACTTTCTACCACGACAACGAACGGAGTTCTCACCGCAAACAGCGGCGTTAGTGTTGTCAATAGTAACATTGCGATGAGCTCTTCTCTTGCGGACATGTATGTTGGAATGAATAATACAGGTTTAGGCGGTCAATATTACCAGGTAGGGTCGGGTAGCAATGGATCAGTAGGCGCAGGTGCGGGGGGGGCGGGTTCGTTTTACATCTACAATGCGGGATTAAGTAAAACACCGTTTCTCATTACAAACAGCGAAATAGTATCACCAGCACTTGGAACATACGGTCAGTTTCGGGCAATATCAGGGAACTATGGAGTAATTCTACGTAATGATGGATCTGATACCTATCTACTTACTACTGTTTCTGGTAATCAGTATGGAACGTGGAGCTCGTTGCGTCCGTTTCATTTCAATAATACCACTGGATATACGACAATGGAAAATGGAGTATCCATAATGGGTGGATTAACGATAACTGGTACAACTTCAATGGCAGCTGCACAGAATGCAAACAATTCAGCACAAGTTTATACTAGCAGTGGTGGAACTGTTACAGTAGCACAATGTATGATGAAACAGCTTTATTTTAGCAATAGTATTACATGGAGTGGAGGTATCAATATTACTAGTGCTTTTTATAGATACAGCACTACGTGCCCTATTCGTATTTCTGGCAAGTATTCGGGATATTGGACTTTCGGCTCAATGGGTCAAGTTTATCTTAGGTTTTATAGTCAATCAAATGGAACTTATACATATCAATATATAAACACATTTACGAATAACGCAAGTAATCACGTAACTGTTCCATTAGACCAAATATTTGATTCATCACTACTTCCCTATCTTGGTTGGTATGACGTGTTTTTTGCATCCTCAAGTCAATTCGTAACTGATTCAAACGATCAATTAACACTAAATGTTCAATTTCTCCCCGTGGCTGGATTTTAATGATAAAAAAAATCTCATTTCTTTGTAGAATGGCGTATCCCTTTCAAAAATGGATAGATGAGCAAAAACATCTGGATACAGATGAATTCCGACACTTGATCAAACCAGTTATTCATCATATCCCTACAGACTTTGCTGGGATGGAGCATCTATATTGCGATCCCTCCCAATTGGATGCGAACGGTAAGTTTATACGTCCCGAACTTGTTATAGAAGCAGAGCAACGAGGATTTGCGACATTCACAGAGATGATAGAAGCAGATAAGAAAGCCCAGGAAGATGAAAAGCAGCAGCAGATTGACTCTCTTACCCAGCAGCTCTCCCAGTT